TGCCGCAGATCTGGGTGCCACTAGCTCTCACATTATGAATATGTAGGCCGATTCCGCCAGCCCATTTAGAGATATTGGCGCAATCTTTCAGCGTATTATATATTCCATCTACGCTGTCGCTTTCCATGCCTAATAAGTAACAAGAACTGAGTTGCGGTCTAGGCGTGCCCGCGTTGAATAAGGTGGGCGTCGCATGCGTGAAATATTTTAGCGACATTAAATCGTATGTTTCCTTCACGGCTGCCATATCAGCACCATGAATTCCTACGGCAACACGTAGCCACATGTGGGATGGACGCTCAATACATACATTATCTATTCTTGCTAAATAGGCTCTCTCTAAAGTTTTAAATCCGAAATAGTCAATTAAATAATCGCGGTCATGATGAATAATCAAATCTAAATCGCGTTGATTAGCATTGATAATGGTCCATGTATTATTAGATATAATGGGAGAATGTTGTCCCGATTTGTCAGTATACTTGTATAATTGATACATTACTTCAGTAAACGATTCATTAGTATTTTTATGGTGATTAGATACAATAATGCGGTCCGCTAATACTCCATAGTCAGGATGGGTAGTAGATAATGCGGCGCATTGTTCTGCAGTGAGTTCATCTATTTTACTAGTAGGAATTTTATCATATAATTGGTCAATGACTTTCATAATAAGAGAAGAATAGTTGATTTGGATATTGGCTTCTTGTCCCAGTTTTTTGACACGATTCATGATTTTATCAAAGGCAATATACTCTAATTCTCCGTTACGTTTAAGTACACGCATGTCACCATTATTATCATCTATGTTATTCATTGTATATGTATAATATAAAATAAATAGTCTTCAAATGTTTATTCAAATAATATATAGTTATTTATATAAGAGATGAATAGAATAACTAAAATTGTGATAGCTCTAATTTTAATAAGTATTCTAATGTTTTTTAGACATAAACTAGAAGAATCCTTTACAAATTTAGCAAAATATCCATTATCGCAAGAGGTGCCATTGCTAGCAGGTGATTATCCGCTTATAGGACGAAATGAGGTGACCAATAATAACGCAAATGATATATGGTGGCACGAACCTATTTTCACAGAAGGTTCATATGCCCAAATAACGAATAATATCAGGTATAGTAATAATCCGGATAATGGGTCGTGTACTCCTGCTGAATTTTGCGGGTCATTATATAAAAATAAAAAACATAAACCTAATGTGATTGTGCCTCTGCCGCCAGTACCTAGTAGCCCCGGAATGCGTATAAATTATTATAGGTCAAATTCAGAGCATATGTTAGGGGATGGATTGATGGTTTCATTACCGGCACTTCCTTAAAAAGGGAACCACTGTTCTTCAAGAGGTAAGCACACTTTTCGCATAGCGAGTAGCCAACGCCATCTTCGTTTGTATCCTCCAACCCTACGGGGGCAAGTCCCCTTGGTTGCGCCAACCCCAACTTCGTTTGTATCCTCCAACTATGTCCAGGTATTCAGCGGGATATTTGAACAACTAAAATTTTTATAATTTTAAAATTATAAAAATGATATCATAAATGATCTATTAATATAAAACTGGGTTAAATATAAATATCCCGCTGAATACCTGACCCTACCTCCAACCCTAACGAAGTTGGGGTTGGCGCAGCCAAGGGGGCTTGCCCCCGTATTTCAATCAAATAAAACATTTTGCTTATTAAAAAATAAGGAAAGTTCTTATCAGTTAACTCATCCTGTGAAATGGTACCAAACCATACAGCAGTAAAAAAAGGGATATAAGAAATCGCATCATCTATGTCTTGCTCATATTCTTCCAAGGTATAATTGGTGATACCATATTCCAATAATTTTTTATAATAATAATTTTTCATTATATTGAATACTAACTTAAGGTGCGTTATATCAAAACTTTCAATAATAAAAAAGATTAAATCTTGGACTCCTTTACCAATGGCGCAATGTTGCCAGTCAATAAAGTATGGTTCGTATCCATTTCCCACATCATAAAATATATTGGGCGATTTAATATCTCCATGGATAAAGGTGAGATGAGGTCCTGTTGAAAACCGATGCTGAATATTAGAAAAATTATGAAAGATTTCGTCGCATTTTTCTAGTTGAAATGCGTTTAATATAGGCGCCCATTTAGTTTTAAATAAATCATATCGTTTACTGATGAAATCTGTAAAAAATGGACGAAATATCTGGTCGTTGCTTTTTTTTAATTGAGGATATATTACTTTTAAATTTTTATTCCAAAAAAGGCTATGCATAGATGCCATTCGGTCTACTATTTTTAACGACACATCTATACTTTCAACATTTAAATTTAGATTTATTTTATAATTTTTATCTGTCAAATTTTCTAATATAATACCACAATTTTTAAAATTGTCGTCTTGTATTAAGTTAAAAAATATAGGTATTTTAATATTTATTTTATTTGATATATTCGTATAAAAATAATATTCCCTCTCATATAAATCTAACTGAACCGCCATATCAGATAAGGCATTGACGTCATTATTCTCATATTTTAATATATATGAATTAACATTATCATTTATCTTAAAACTTATCACGTCTGCTACAAATCCACTTTTTACTTTAAGTATAATTATATCATTACTATAATTTAACGAATGTAGTAAATGTTTAATTAAACTATTTCCACGATTAGACGTATGTATTAAATCGTTAATAACGCAATTAGTATAATTTTTAAAAGTTAAATTAGCTCCATTAGATAACAATTGATAATCATTATATATTGTTTCTATGCCAATTAATAATTTGGGATAAACACCTTTTGCACTTAAAAGTCCGGACTTGGTGCTTTCAAAAATTATACATTTGTCCGGTCTTATATTATATTTATTTATAGCATTTAAATATGGACTACTTTTTGCCGAATCTTCCTTAAATATTATATCATCTATTAAATGTTCTATTTGAATATATTTTATAATTTCTTCTGCTACTATCTTGTTAAAATTAGTAACAATACACAACTTATTTCCAGTCAATTTGATAGATTTTAACATGTTATACACGCCTTCAACTACCTTTATTTCATTAATATTCTCAATAAATAGACTATCTTTTAATTTAGATAATTCTGTAAGAGAAATATTTACATTATATAGCAACGAATGTAATATATATGTGTCATTATTTCCTTGAATAAAATCAGTAAACAGCTGTTTAGTTAGGTCAATGCTGTATGTTGCCAATATTTGTTGCCATACATCATAATAAACTTCATCAGTTAATACTAATGTACCATATAATTCAAATAAAAAAGCATGTGTAGTATCCATAATATACTATATATTTTACGTTTATATTATGTTTTTACAAAAAAAGATGCAATTGTTTTAACTGGTTTAACAATATTTACACTAGTAGTGCCAGTATCCTTGTTTATATTTATTAGGCAACCTGAATTTAAGCCTGAAGCGGAACTAGTAGTGTCAACCTCTATTTTCACCTTTCTATTTGGAGCTCTATGTTCATATCCGCTAATACGTTCTTGTTCAACAGTTGCCCATACACTACCAAGTTCGCCAATATTATCTTGAAACCATTTATGGTTCCTATGTACTAATACACAGCTTACTTTTTCTAATCGCCAGTATAAATTGCTTATCCACGTATATTTTTCCATCTCTTCCATCATCTTTATCTCCCATTCTATAAAATCCGATTCATTCATGTCAATAGGTTTATATTTATAAAGCGGTTTCCCTTCCTCTGTTGCGAAATACATAATAATTCCCTTCGTCTCTCCTTTCACTGATGTAAGGAATCCTCCATCATCAATAAACTCTTGTCTAGTGGCATATTCCATGAATTTAGTTTCTAAGAAATCGCATTCATCCAAATCGCATGTCTCCATTTGAAGTTGCATTTGAATCCAGTATTCTTGTTTGGGAATACCATTTATCTCTCTATTAACAATATTTTTGATTTCAAGCATTCTGCCAAATTTGGGTGATTGTTCATCCACATTTATTCCATCAGGGGATGCCCCTAAGAAATAATAGTTGTCGTGTTTAATACAACCGAAATCCTTCACTTTTGTATTAAACGTATGTTCATAATAGTGAATAGACACTGGTTCATATTTCTGACCCCAATGAAGTGGTGATGAAGTATTAACAAATGTGGATTTTTCTTGAGTGAATAATGGAGTACATTTTTCATAGATAAGCTGGTTTTTGGTGGCTTGACTTTTAAATGCTTGATGAGCACTGCTTGCGGTAATTAGGTTATGCCTAAAAGTATACCAGGCGCTAGTACGTTGTTCTGGTTGTGGCTTACTGCTTATATGTGCGATCTTTTGCCTGATAACATCTATGTGTGTACTGTCGTGAATTGGATTATTATTTACAGCATTATGGTCGTTATTATTGGACCGTTCAGGCATGAAATAAATATTAAACAATTGAATTGCTGTATCTAAGATAGCGTCTACATAGTTGTCATCTAATAAATAATCCATATTCTCAAATTGCGTTTCCACCATTTCATTCACATTTTCAATGAATTCATCATAAAAATCGGGTTCACTGACAGCATGAGCGTTTTCGTCTACATATTCCGACATTAGATACAAAATAGATTCTAATAATGAATTTTCATCTAGCTCATAGTCCTGGTCTTGTTCCACTTCAATTTCATCTAATATGTCTATTAATATAGGTAATTCAGATGCTAGCATTATTTAATATATTAAGTTATATTTAATATATTATACTTCAATATAATTCATTAAAATTCATTAAAACTCATTAAAAATCATTCATTATCATTCAATCTCCGTATTTTTAATAGTACCTACTTTATTTTTTTTTGGAGGTAAACTTTTCAATGTGTTAACACGTTTGTCCATGTTTTTTAGTGTATAATGTTTATTGGATTTATTATAAAACAATGAGGGGATCTCCTTGATTAATCCAGTAACCTTATCATATATAACATCCTTGACGCGTGATAATCGCTTTTTATCTAAGCAGTCTTTTAAAAACACGATTAAAGCCTGCTCTTCTTCATCTGTCAATTCCTTGTCCTTTTTATATATTTCTGCAAAGGCCGCAATTTTTTTAATCTTAATAGTTTTATCTAATTTGCTCCATGGTTCAGTCTTATTATTATTTTTTTCATCTTCTAAAAATTTATCTAGATTGGAAATATTATCAGAAGATTTAGTTTCAGGAATAGTTGTGCCGGTTAATAACATATTTTTATATTTAATGTTTTTAAGTTCAACACATTCTTCACTCGTCATTTCTTTATATATATTATAGCACAATCAGTTTATACCCTTTTTAATCATTATATACACTTTTAAAAAAAGTTAAGGGAACCAAGGTTCTTCACTTTAGGTGAGAAACCCTCCTTTAGATATGCCAAATACGTTGAAGAAGTTGGGTCCGAGGTTCAATGTGCCTCAACCACGCTCAGCTACGTTGAGCAAGGGGTTGGATTACGCCAAAGGAGGGTTTTTAAGGGAACCTTGGTTCCCTTAACTTTTCTTAAAAGTGTAGTGTATAGTATGTCTGACAATAAATCAATCAATATTAGTGGTACTGCGAATAAATATCAAATTAAGAAGTTGACTAAACTAGCAGCTGCCCCAATATGTATTCGCAAAGAAACCGAAAATTGGTCTGTGTCAGATGAAGAACTGTCTTATGATTTACAATTAAATATTATTCGTCTTGCAAAAGACAATAACGATATTATAAAACAATATCCCCTATTTTTCAGTCAAATTGAGAGTAAAATTAATAACTATAAGCATCAGGATATAATCAAAAAGATATTATGTTTAGAAAAGTTCGTTACTATAACTGATGTCATTAAACAATTAGATAAAGCAAATCTTTGTTGTCATTATTGTTATGACCCGTTGTTTGTTCTATATAAGATTGTGAGAGAAATGAAGCAATGGACCTTAGATAGGATAAATAATGATTTGGGACATAATAATGATAATATAGTTATCTCTTGCTTAAAATGTAATTTGTCTAGACGACGCACTAATAAAGATGCTTTTTTATTTACTAAACAGTTCAAGTTAGTAAAACATACGGGGGTACCCCCTTCAGCGTAACTGAGATTGAAAGTTTTCGGGGGGTGCCTTTGCGGGGGGTTGTCTCCATTTTTTTCAAGGATATTATTATGTTACAACAACACTCAGTAAATAAGAATGAATGGAAGTGGTCGGATGGAAAAGCCTATGAACGGAGTAATAGGACAGTTATATCTAAAGAAGTCAAAGTAGAAGTAAATGCATTATCACAAGCATTGTTATCTGAAAATGATATTTGGAATTTAGGAGATACTAATCTTTCTCTCCCTGAAGAACAATATGAGTCTAATAAAAGAGAGATGAACTATAATAAAATGTCTGAAAGAGAAATGATTGGGCAGATTGGAGCAAATCCTTATATGCCTGACAATAATTATGTAAACGATGTTATTGCTAGAGACACATATATGAAACCGATTAATACGGGAGCAGAGACCTCGTAAAAGGAGGGTTCCTAAGGGAACCTTGGTTCCCTTAAAAAATTGATTTTTTTGATTTTATTATATTATTACTACAAATAATATAAGTAATTACCATGTCATCAGTTGAAGTCATTATCCCCATTTTAAATATAACCATCCAGTTTTATGTAGGAAAGAACGCTAATCAAAATTCGGATATTGTTAGAATGGCTAAGGACGAAGATTTATGGTTTCACGTAGAGGGTCATCCATCCTGCCATGTTATTGCGATTATGCCATCGGATGTAGACAGAAAAAAGGTGAGATATATTGTAAAACAAGGCGCTGTATTATGTAAGCAACATTCTAAATTCTCATCTAATAGACAGGTTGGCATTGTATATGCTTATATCAAGGATGTCACCCCGACAAATACAGCAGGTCTTGTATTAGTTAACGGCGGGAAAATTATTTATGTATAATAAGTATTTAAACACAACCTATAAATTACAACTATGTCATCATCATATACCACACAAAATGACCTATTAATGAACAATTTAATGGATTTTTATAAGGATGAAACAAATCTGGACCGAATGTTAAAAATCATTACTGGAGAATCCAAAATATCATTGCGTATTGTAGACTGGTTTGCTACGAATTATGCTAAGAAATATTATACATTATATGATTTGAATGATTCAAATGGGCATATGCGCCGGTTTAAGGTATATGTAGATTACAAATTGAAGTTGAAGGCGTATAGCAAGAAGAGATTTGACCCTTTTTGCCGTTGGGACCGAATTAGTATTCCCTATAAGGGGACAACCTGCATAGAAACGACCATTGGTCAGCTTAATTTTTTTAAATGGACCTTGGAGAATGGCGTGATTGATTTTATAGAGGAGAATTATGAAACGATTGAAAAGGATATGAATAATCGGAACAGCACTTCCAAACGAAAGGAATTAGTAGATAATAGTAAGACGAGGAAGAAGAGAGAAGAATTGTCTATTTCGGCGACAAAAAGTATTAAGAAAGAGACGGTGGAGATTGTGGTACAGTTCAACTAGACGGAGGCAAAGTCACCATAATATTGTCTATAATAAATATACCATGACAAAAATCCTAATTACAGGGTCATCTGGTTTAGTCGGTAGTGCTTTTAAGAAAATTATGCATGAATTTAACTATGAATTTATATTTGCGACTTCTAAAGAATGTAATCTAGAAAATTTAGAAGAGACCATGGCATATTTTAATAAAATAAAACCAGACATTGTCATCCATTTAGCTGCTTGTGTAGGTGGGTTATATAAAAATATGAATTGCAAAGTGGACATGTTAGAAAAAAATGTAATAATGAATTTTAATGTTATTAAATGTTGTTATGAAAGTAAAGTAGATAAATTACTATGTATGTTAAGTACCTGTATTTTCCCTGATAAAACAATTTATCCTATAAATGAAAATATGCTTCACGATGGTCCGCCACATTCATCTAATGATGCTTATGCTTATGCTAAACGATTAATGGAAGTCCAATGTCGTTCATATAACGAACAATATAACACAAATTATTCGTGTATTATACCTACAAATATATACGGACCACATGACAATTTTTCTATTTTAGATGGACATGTAATTCCGGCGCTTATACATAAATGTTATTTAGCTAAACAAAATAACAGTCCATTTGAGGTTTATGGCACTGGAACTCCCTTAAGACAATTTATATATTCAGAAGACTTAGCTAGGTGTATATTGCTATGTTTAGACAAATTAAATCAGGAAAATTTGATTATTTCCACTAAGGACGAATATTCTATTAGAGAAGTTGCACAAATGATAGCAAAAGAATTTGATTGTGACATAGTATTTAATTCGCAATATTCGGATGGGCAGTTTAAAAAAACTGCCGATAATACAAAACTATTATCTTTAATAGATAATGTTAATTTCATAAATATATCTGATGGAATACATTCCGCTGTAGAATTTTTTAAAAATAATTATCATACATGTCGTAAATAATCATAGCAATCAAGAACTCACGTATATTTCGTACAATTAATTTTCTAAGTTAGTATATATGGAAAAAATATTAATTACTGGAACAGGAAGATGCGGTACCACTTTTCTAATACTATTATTTAGCTTTTTAAATTATGATACTGGATATAATAAAACTAATTATATAGAAGATATTTTTCCTAATTGTAATTCAGGAATGGAATCATTGTATACAGAAGAAAAATATATATTAAAAAATCCATTATTCTTAGAACAGATAGAAGAAATAGCTTGTTGTAAGGACATGACAATAAAATATGTTATTATACCAATTCGTGATTATGCCGTTTCAGTAAAATCCAGAGTATTTTTGGAAAATGAAAATAAAAATAATAAAAAGCATGAAAAGGAGGATGAAAAGGAATATGTTTGCGGCACTGTACCTGGCGGATTAGTTAAAGCTGTAGATTATGATACTCAGCTAGCGTATTATAGACAAACTATGTCAAATTACATATATATTATGACAAAATACGAAATAAACACAGTTTTTATAAATTTTGATAAAATGATATCTGATAAAAAATATTTATTTGATAAACTTACACCTATTCTTGATGGAAAAAATATAAATTTTGATTTATTTTCGGAGGCATTTGATGAAGTATCAATAATTTCAAAAAGAAAAGCTGCTTAACAAAATATCCAACAGTGTGTATAATTATTTAAATACTTAACTACATATTTAAATAATGGGGAGCAACCAATCAATACAAAAAATAAATTTTGAAGATGTGCAAACAGTATATAAAAATCCAGAACTCTATTTATTAATAAATACTTTATCCGAGCAGGACCAATCCTGTCTTATTCCAAACACTATTTCAGCGCATTTAGAAGAGTCTATCATTAATAAACATATGCGAAATTCGCATATACGCATTATCATATATGGTCGTAATTGTAATGATGAAAAAATGTATAAGAAATATTCGCAACTATTATCTCTCGGATTTACTAATATATTTGTCTATACTGGAGGATTATTTGAATGGTTAATGCTTCAGGACATATATGGATTTGACGATTTCCCGACGACTCTAAAAAATGCGGATATTATTAAATATAAACCATCACAACGATTAAACATTGCATTGTTAGAGAACGGTTAACATTTCCGCATAGCGAGTAGCCAACCCTGACTTCGGTTGTATCCTCCAACCCTAACTTCGTTTGTATCCTCCAACCCTAACTTCGTTTGTATCCTCCAACCCTAACTTCGGTTGTATCCTCCAACCCTAACGAAGTTGGGGGTTAACGGGGGGTCACCCCCGTGTTAGACAATTCATCGGCTCTAATATTATTATGCCTATACACGTGCTCATACGTCACTGTTTCAAATTGTCTCTCTAATTTTTTTGCATTGTTATATAATTCAATAACATTCGGCGAATTCACCTTAAATTCCCCGCGCATTTGTTTAATCACAAGCATGCTATCTCCGCATACGTGTAGCTGCTTAATACCAAGCGTTATTGCTTGATTTAGACCTAGCAACAGTCCATTATATTCTGCTTGATTATTTGTGGAATGGCTTCCTACAAACTGATGTCCTGACCATATTTCAGCGTCATTATGGTAAATAACTGCTCCGGCGCCTGATGGTCCTGGATTACCTTTACTACATCCGTCAAAATTTAATACATATGGTCTATTCAATTCTGATTTTATATTATTTGGCGTTTTAAACATTTGTAATATATATAATTTAATCTTTAAGTATATATATGATATTCATCTGCTCTCTCTTCTTATTCTTCCTTTGTTACAATCATGTAAGCATAAAATTCGTCGCATCTGATTGCCCGCATACGGCTGTAGTACAGGAAGACCGACGACCAGATACTTCTAGTTTGCGCATAGTCCAGTATAACGTTGAGTGGCTTTTCACTGATTACTATAAAGCGGCGAATTGTCCTGGTTCGGGATGCCCATGGAAAAATGCGACGGAGGCTGAAACTCACCTCCAATATGTAAGTAAGATTATTAAGGAATTGAACCCGGATATAATAAACTTTTGCGAGGTAGAAGGGTGTGATGAATTACAATTGGTGATAGATACCTTAGCGGATAATACATATAATCCATATTTAATTCAAGGCACTGATACAAGTACTGGGCAAAATGTTGGGATGCTTACACGCATTGACCCGATAAAGGATTTATATCGGACGGAGGCGCGGTACGATTATCCGATTCCTGGGTCAACATGTAGCGTAGGCGGCAGTAGCAGTAGTGGCAGTAGCGGCGTCAGTAAACATTATATTACCGAATTTAATATTAATGGTTTACATATTGCGTTTATTGCAGCACATCTATTAGCTTATCCAACAGATGAAGATAGATGCTTAGCGAGAGAAGCCCAAGCCCAAGTACTACAGCAAGTTATTTGGGGATATGCTAGTAAAGGATACGAAATTATAGTAATGGGGGATTTCAATGATTTTGATAAAGAAGTTGTAGATGCGAATAATAATAAGCCTATATCTCAAGTACTAGATATACTAAAAGGGCTGTCAGGAGATTATGCTGACACTTATCAATTGTTTAGCGTAGCCCAAGCAATCCCACAAATAGACCGATTTAGCGATTGGTGGGATGAAAATGAGAATTGCGTATCAAGTGTACAAGAATTCTCCATGATTGACCATGTATTGACTACAAAGGCAATACAAGATAAAATTATTATTAGTTATATATATCATAATTATGATGAGTTTTGCGGGACGTATAATTCAGACCATTACCCGGTAGTGATAGATTTACAATTATAGTTATTTCATTTCATAATTAAAGTATTCAAAATCCTTTGCATAATATGTATTAATTAATTTTATAGAATCCTCATTTAAATATTCTGAATATTTTTTAACAGTTGATGTTAAACATACATTATCTTTAACGCAAAAATCATCGTAACCTAATAATTGCATATTATGAGTTAAATGTTCTGTATATAGTATTTTAACATTTTTAAGTAACGTCCCGTCAGTATCTAATATAAACATATATTGAGGAAGAGGATGATTATCGTATTTTATTATATTACTATCTAGTAAATAATCATTTATTAAAACTGAAAAAACTTCTTCTGGAGTAGTGTTTTCCGTTATTAAATGACAGTGAAATAAATCACTTATGATTCTATTATATGGATTTCTAACACAAGTCATTATAGTTAAGTTATTATAATCAATATTAAAACACTCATTATGATTTCTAATTTTTGAATATATTACATGATGGTAGTGAACACCATCGTACGTTTTAACATAAGTAATTAATGTATGTTGACTAACCTCTAAATTATATTTCTTTAAAAAATAATTAGTAATACTAGTGCCGCCAGTTTTGGGTACATGTAAAAATAATATATTGACATCAGTTGTGTGAAAATACGGCATTATATACAAATTTATATAATTATTATATAATTTTTACGCTAAAGGTGTTAAAAATAGGGGGGGGGGGGGCAGTTATTAAC